CGCCGAAGACGTTGGTCGCGTGCGAGGTGTCGTCGATGTACGGGTAGATCACCCGCGAGGTGTCCATCGGGACGATCCGGGCGCGCGGCCGGACCACGGAGGCTTCGAGCGACAGGCTCAGCAGCTCGGCACGGAACGCCTCCGGAACGAGGAAGCCGCCGGAGGCAGGCTCGCCCGAAGAGGCGGCAGCGTTCTTCAGGGTCTCCCGCTTGGCCGCCAGCTCGGCGGTCATGAACGCCTTGGGGCTGATGTCGATCAGGAACTGGGCGAGGGTCTCGCCGTACTCCTTGGCCTGGTACCTGGCGCCCAGAGCCTTCGGCTGGAAGTGAGCCTTCGCGGACGTGGTGACCGCGTCGACACCCTCGCGCTGCATGAGCCGCAGGGCGTCGTTGTTCTCGTTCTCGCGCAGGTACTCGGCCAGGACCCGCTGGGTCTCGACCTTGATCTGGTTCTGGAGGTCGGCGTCCTTCTGGGCGACCGTCTTGGCGTAAGCCGCGACGACGTCCTTGAACTGGCCCTCGACCATCAGGTTCTGGACCTTCGACCCGTCCGCAAGCAGCTCTTCCAGCTCGCTCTGAGTCTCGGGGATCGTGATCTTTGCCACTACTTCACTCCCTCCTGGAGAGCACTCTTGAACGCGGCGAAATCCCAGGTGAACGGGGCCGGTTCATCCTTCTTGTCCTCGACCTTCGGCGGATCTGCCGGGGCCGCGTCCTTCAGTACCGGCGCGGGAGCGTTCTCCCGGCCAGCGTGCGCGTACATCGACGTATCGAACGAGGCTGCCTTCTTGGAGCCTCCCTCGACCTCGTCGATCAGACCTGCCTGAAGAGCCTCTTCGGCGCTGTACCAGGTCTCGTCGCGCATCCGGTCGCGCCAGAACTCGACGGTCTGACCCGCCTTGTCGGCGTACACCGAAGCGATGTTGCTGGACGTCTTGTCCAGCAGGTCGGCCAGCTTGCGCATGTCGGCCGAGTTGCCCACGGCGGCCGTCCAGCCCTCGTGGATCATCATGGTCGCCTTCGGGGCCATCACGACCCTGTCGGCGCCCATCGCGATGACCGAGGCGATCGAAGCGGCCAGGCCGTCCACGACCACCGTGGTCTCGCCGGAACGCGACTTCAGCGCCTGGTAGATGGCCAGACCGTCGAACACGTCCCCGCCGGGGCTGTTCAGGTGCAGCTTGACGTCTCCATCGACACCCCGAAGGTCGTTGAGGAAGTCGCCCGAGCTGACGCCGAAGCCGCCGATCTCGTCGTAGATGTAGACCTCGTTCGGGCCACTGGCGTCCGCCTTGTTCTCGATGCGGTACCAGTCGCCCTTCTTGAGCAGGGCCTTCGGCTTCCGGGGCTCCCAGGAGTTCTGAGACCCGCCCGCCCAGTCCTCGGGAAGATGGTCCTCGGCTCCGAGTGCGCGGGCGCGCTTGACGATGTGGCGCTTCGCCGCAGCCGGATCGCTCGCCCGCCCGATGGCCCGGATCGCGTTGTCGAGATCCTCGGTGGTCACGATCGGGAAGCTTCCGTCGGGCAGTGCCGCACCGCTTTTCGCCAGGCGCTGACGCTCCTCCTCCGAGAAGTCCCGGTTCAGGAAGTCCCAGTCGAAGTAGTCCTTCACTTGTTGTTCGCCTCCCTTGCGGGGCTCGGTGTGGGTGGGGGTTGGTTCGGCTTGGTCTGACCGTCCGCCTGCGACGGGCGGCCGAACGGCGCCGGTGGGGGAAGCGCAGGCTTCTCCCACTTCATCTCGGGCAGGCCCACCACCTTCGCGGCGTCCTTGCCGTCCACACCGGAGTCGGTGAGCAGCTTGAACGCCTGCGCCTTGGTGATCCGGTCCTGGGAGTCCGCCTCGCGGTCCTCGGGTACCGGGTCGTCGAAGTCGAGCTCGAGGCCGCCGGACGTCACGCCGAACATCGGCAGCAGGTAGCTGTTGAGAGCAGAGCGCATCTTCAGCAGGCGCGGCCGGATCAGGTAGCGCCCGAACATGCGCTCGTTGGCGTCGGCGACAGCCTTGTTGACGTCCTCGGTGGCGCCGGTCATACCCTTCGGGTAGCCGAACGCCTCGCGAATCTCCTCGCGGCTCATGTCGGCCAGCTCGGGGAACATCATGTCCCGCATCGAGTACTTCCGGTCGACCCACTTGCCCTGCTCCAGGATGGCCACACGGTGGGCGTTGGCCACGCCCTGGTGCTGCTCCCGCCAGCGGTTGACCAGTTCGCGGAACTCGTCGTCGTCGAGGCGGTCCTCGATCTCGATGATGCCGCCCGGCTCGGCGCTGTTGAGGAAGAAGTTGCGATTGTACTCGGCGGCGAGACGGTTTCCGTCCAGCTTGACGGCCAGCGCCTGCACGGGCCCGAGCCCTCGGTAGATATCGAGCGGGTTGGGGCGCCGGACGTGGATGACGATGTCCCGGGGGAGCGGAACCTCTTCTCCGTCCGGGCCGCAGTAGACGTAGCCGACCAGGGTGTCGTTACGGTCGGTGACGATCTTCACCCGGTCGGGGCGCATCGGCCACAGCTCGAGCGGACCGGCCGCCCGGATCGAGCCGAAGTAGGCCACCCAGAACCACTCGCCAGCGGTGTCGTAATGCTGGATCGCGACCTCGACCAGCTCCATGGTGTCCATGAGCGGGTTCGGCTTGCGCAGGAGGTCGAGCACGGCGTGCTTCTGGACCTCGGCGCGCGTCTCGACCTCGCGGAACACCCGGCGCCCGTCGGTCTGCTTGCGGTACAGGTGCCAGTCGACCATGCCGCAGTTCTCGGCGAGGCGGGACACGATCCCGAAGAGCGTGCCGACCTCGCCGTACTGCTCCATCCCCCGGCGCATCTTCGTCTCGGTGGCCGCCCCACGGCCGGTGACGACGTTGAAGACCTCGCGATTGGCACGCGGAGCCTGGGGAACGGGAGACCGGTTGAGGAAGGTAGCTGCGATGCCGCCCAGTCGGCTCACCCGTCACTCCCTTCCCTGCCCCCGTAGTTCCACTGGAGCGTCCAGAGGAGCGCGCCACCGACGACGTACCCCGCCGGAGCGTAGATCGTCCAGACCCCGTACGACACCAGGATAGCCCCTAGCACGGAAATCGCAAGAGTCAAGCCCTTGCGGCCTGCGTTTGCGAGGTTCCTGGCGGCCCGTTGCCTTGAATCCCGCGATCTCCGCCACCAGGCTACCAGGGCAGCCCGGCGCTGGCGCCACCTCGGCAGGGGGTCGAGCATGGGGTCACGCCCAGCCTTGCGACTTACACCTGGCTTCTTCATCAGGGCTCCTCAGTACGTGATGGTGCGGATGCGGGGGCGGGCCCGGAGGTCGCGCTCGGCAATCATGTACCGCATGGCGTCCATGCCGTGATCGTCCTCCTTGACCGGGTGCTCCTTCGGGGGCTTGCCCGCGTTCTGCGCGACCGAGGTGCCCCGGTCCCAGATGTAGCCGACGATCTCTTCCAGCGTGCTGGTGGGCTTCTTGCGGTCCAGCAGGTCTTTGTCCCGCTCGACGATGGCGTCCTCGCACAGATAGACGCGCGGGCGCCCGTCGGCGTCGGAGCGCTTGAGCCGCGCCTTGACTGCCTGGATGCCGTCCTCGACGGTCTTCTTGGCCGCCTTGGTGGACATCCCGAGATGCTTCTCCAGGGTGGCCCGGCCCTCGGCATCGTGGTCGCAGATGATCATCCTGGGGCGGGGCTCCTTCCTCAGGTTCATCGCCTCCTTGATCTTCGGCGCCATGTCCTCGACCGTCGTCTTCGTGTGATACAGCTCACGGTACAGGTAGAGCCGCCCGTCCTCGTCCTCCGCCCAGAACTGCACGACCATCGGGTTGGTGTAGCCGAAGTCGACGGTGACGTAGCGCGTCCACGAGATGGGCGGCACGCCGATCCGCTTGTGGATATGGACCTCCGGATCCCACTCCTCGTACACCAGACCCTCGGCGGCGCACCAGATGCCCTTGCGCAGCCGCATGCGCCGAACGCCGGTCAGCGCGTCCAGCTTGGACATGTAGTCCTCGCCGACTTTCGTCAGCGCGCCCGTCGTGCCGTCCGGGTTCTGCTCGAACAGGATCGGGTTGTCCTCGTGCCGGGACCGGATGTGGTGCGTCTTGCCGGTGTCGCAGCGGATCTTCAGCCAGTGCGTCGGAACGTCGGGGTTCGCGTCCGCGATGAGCTGCTGATACGGGATCTTCCCGTTCCGCAGCCGGGTCGTGATCGCCTCCCAGTCGGCCTCCAGCAGCTCCGTGGCCTCCTGGGCGTAGCAGACGTCGTACTCCGAAGACATGATCTTCATCGACTTGTCCATGCCGCCCACGACGATGACGCTGCCGTTCTTGTACTTGTAGCAGGCGGCCTCCTTCGGGGAGCCGCCGAACCACTTCACCTCGCCGTTCGCCAGATGCTCCTTCGCGACATGCTGCTCGTACGTCACCAGGGCCGTCGAGCCCAGGCTGGCCAGGGTCTTGCGGACGATCAGCCCGCGCGCCCCCGGATACTTCAGCATCATCGCGTGCAGCTTCTCCAGCAGGCACTTCGACTTGCCCGTACCCGCCGGGCCCGCGTACAACAACTCCGGCCCCTTGAACCGGAACGCCTCGATGGCCGTCCCGAACGGCTGATACCGGTGGGCCGGGCCCGAACGCTTGCGCTGGAGAGCGGCCACCCGGCGAGCCTCGGCCCTCTGGGCGTCCGCCCTCCCCACCGCAGCGCTGATCAGCTCATCGACGTTGTCGCCCATGATCAGATGTCCTCCGGGCTGATACCCACGATCTCGTACGTCACGTTCTCCTGCGACACGTTCACCTGCGTGCGCGCCGGAAGCTGGCCCAACTCCTCCGCGACCGCCTTCAAGATGCTGACCAGCACCTCCTGATTGCGGGGAGAGTCACCCTTCGCCATCTTCTCCGCAGCCTCCTGATACTCGCGGATCCGGTTCAGCTTCTGAGCCACCCACACACCCGCGTATTCGTCGGCCAGATTGTTCCGAACCTCTTCGATTTCAAGGCTGTGACGCTTCTTGAACTGCGAAATAGAGGTCTCGGACACCCCGTACTGCACCGCCAGCGCCGCACCCGTCTTCTCGCCCAGCGCGAAATCACGGATCAGCCGGTGCTTGACCCAGCCACGCTCCAGGTGGTTCTTCGTCGCCGGACGACCATCCCGGCGGACAGGCGTCAACTCCTTCGAGCCGCTCGAAGCCGCCATCGGATCATCCGTCTCCGGCTTGTCCACGATCAAATCCTGACCGCGCCGGTTCCTCGTCGCCATTCCCGTCAACCCCTTCTCCATCCCCAGGTATTTCCCGAGGAATTACATTTACTTTCGAACCATCCTACAGAGATCGGACCGTCGCCCGGCCCTTTGCGATTTGCAGGAAGCTTTGCAGAAGCGAATACGGACATTGCACGCATACATCCCATTGCGCACATGGCACCCATATGGGGCATAGGGGGCATTGCACCTATACCCACCCACACCCCATATAGGGGGCATCGCGCACATGGCACCCATATGGGGGCATACTCTCCCACACCTGGCATGTAGGGGCATAGCGGGCACCAGGATTTGCAAAAGAAAATGTGAGCAAATGGGATTGGGATGGGAGGGGGCGGGCATACTACCTATGAAGGCATTACCCGCAGGCACTACCGGACAGGAGCACCGACCATGATCAACCTTCGCAAGCCCACGCACGCCCTGACCTTCCTGGGCACCCAGAACGGGGGAGACCACGACCTGGAGATCCGTGGGGAGATCCTGGCCCGGACGTCCGACACGGTCACGGTCAAGGTGACCAGGGTCAAGGGAGGCGGGACCGGTCGACGCTACCCCCACCTGGACGGAACCAAGATCGTCCTGCCCCTGGTCTGCTCCGTCCTGTTCTGACCGGCCGGGCCATGATCCGGGGTGAGTGTGACACCCCGTGGTCACGGTCTTACCGTCCAGAGAGGAACAGTCATGACCCGTACCGTCAACCTGCGCAAGACCCAATGCGCATGGTGCTGCCAGCCCGCCCAATGGGAAGTCGCCGACGACTTCGGTGCTGACCAGGCGTGCACACTCCACGGAACCGAATGGTTCCCCGCCCAGTTCCCGGAGTCCGACCCCACCCCGATCGAAGCGATCGTCGAAGCGATCCCCGACCCGGTCTCCCTGGTCAAGACGTACGTCCAGCACCACAACCGGACCGTGTCGGAGTTCGGCCTTTCCTACCGTCGCCGCCGGTCGGTCCAGCCCGCCCCGTGGTACCCCCTCGAGGGCCACCGGAAAGGGCTGAGGATGAACGACCCGGTCACTCTGTTCAGCGCGTTCATGATCCTCGCGATCGAGGGTCGGACCGCCCACCGCACCTGGCTCTGACCAGCCGGACCATGAGGGGGTGCTGCCGCCAGTCCGGGGCAGTGCCCACCTGATGGTCCTACCGCTCATGTGAGACCGATAGTCGGTCAAGGAGGAGTCGTGAACGAGTATCAAGATCAGTCGGAATGGTTCGAGCTCCTGGTTCTGGACGGTCACGGGGTGTGGGTCGTGATCAGCGACCACGATTCCCGGGAGGCTGCGGAGTCCGCGAAGCTTCCGCCGTGGGCTCGTGACTCCGATGTCCGTCGTCGTCGCGGTCTGCCTGCGTAGCACGTTCACCCCCCGGGATAGGCGTCTACAGGAGTGCGAGTCTCCTGCCGGGGACCAGGATACCTACTGATGGTTGGAGGAGTCGTGTTCGAGCGCGTCATGATCAATCTGGGCTGGACCGGCTGGATCGTGCTGGCCGTCAAGGTCTGGGCCCAGGTCGCATGCTGGCTCGATCCGCAAATGTTCTTCCTGATCTGAGGTTTCAGGTATCCCCTCCAGGGAATACTCTAGGTAGGAGGTGCACGATGGACTACACGAAGATCATGGCGGACCCGGTCCGTGGCCCGGAGATCGGCCGCATGTACCTGAACGCTTCCCCGTTCATCACGACGATCGCCCGGTACGCCTACCGCCAGTTCGCCGACCAGGTCGAGCGTCAGTTCCACGAGCTGACGTCACGACAGGGACACGGCATCCGGGTCGTCGTCACGGAAGAAGACCCCTACCCGGACGCGGAGGCGATGATGGACGATGTCCGCGATCACGCCACGCTGAAGATCTACGGGACGTCGGCACCGTACGAGCACCCGCTGCTCACGAATGACCAGAACAACATGTTCCGGGCCGTCCACGACTTCCACGGCCACTACATGACCGGCCGCGACTTCTCCCGTCACGGAGAGGAGGCGGCGTGGATGCGTCACTCGCGGATGTTCACCGGTCTGGCAAGGCGCGCCATGACCACGGAGACGCGCGGCCAGTCGTCGGCGCTCTGCTGGATC